AGGTTATTACGAGCAGATGAAATGGCAGTATTGCAAATATATAATTATAGACCAGAATTGGCATTATTTGCAGATATGTATGCACTCCCGTGGATCAAGGACTATGCATTGGCGAAAGCAAAATATATGGTAGGCGAAGCCAGAGAAAAATTCCTAACAGTCGCAGGACCAAGTGGCGGATCATCATTGAATGGTGCTGCATTAAAATCTGAAGCAACTGCTGATATCGACAGACTAGAACAAGAATTGACATTGTACTCCGAAGGTAGCGTAGGCTTGAGTTTCGTAATAGGCTAACAACAAAATCCCCGTTCTGGGGATTTTTTATACCCACTCAATAAAAATTTGACTACATCATCGTTATATGTAATAATATCTCACATTGAATTTAATCATGGAGAATCGAATGCGAAAAATTATCGGAGTGTGTGGTCTTATTGGCTCTGGGAAAGGGACAGTGGCAGACATGCTAGTGGCTGAACATGGGTTTCAGAAGATAAGTTTTGCAGATATGCTCAAAGATGGAGTTTCAACCATGTTTGGTTGGGATCGAGCGATGCTTGAAGGTGATACAAAAGAATCACGTGCTTTTCGTGAAGTACCAGACGAATTTTGGTCTAACGAAACTGGCAAAGAGATCACACCACGCTTGGTATTGCAGTTGTTCGGTACAGAATGTATGCGTACTGGATTTTATGATGGATTCTGGGTTAGTATCGTGAAAAAGACTATTCTGGATAATCCAAACACTAATTTTGTTATCCCAGACACACGATTTCTGAATGAAATGAAGATGATCCGAGAAATTGGTGGTGAAATTTGGACTGTGCAACGAGGCGAATCCCCACCATGGTGGACAGCAGCAATGACTGCCAACCAAACAGGATATCCGACAGACATGAATAAGTATTTCCCAGAAGTTCATGCAAGTGAGTATTCATGGGCAATGCCCGCTAAATATTTCAATCGATCTATCCGAAATGATGGCACACTTGAAGAATTACACGCAGCCGTAATGACAGGTATAGTATAATGGAAATTATGATCGAAAACAGTAGTCCATTCAACCGAATAATAGTGTCAACTGATCATGGATCATTGACTGAAACTGTCGTCTACCAAGATGAAATTCTGTCCACTGCTCGTGAGTTGATGCACGCAATTGTCAATCTAGCAGAACTTATAGAGGACGAAGAAGCCAGAGCGCATTTTAACATCCATGCTATCAATTTACTTGAACAACCATAGAAAAAATACCGATGAAATGCAAGAACTGTCAAATTGGTGTCATGACACTCGTAATTGAAAAAACACCAGTAAAATACTATGGCGTAACTGCTACCGTGCCGTATAGGTATTTTTCGTGCACACATTGCAAAGGATATTTTATCAGCGAAGATCATCACGTACAAAATCGATCAATTTTTGATTATTTCAAACAGAAAGCGAAAGAACGCGCAAACACAATTAGGAACAAATTATGATTATACTAGAGCATACTGATTAGTGCCGAACTGACTGAAGCATTTGAACGAGTATTACCACGCAATTTAAAGAGCACGGGATAGGATGAATCTCATCTGCTGAGAGTTCTCGGCGGTGTGCAAATGGTTCGTAACTGATCAATCATCTAAAGTTACCGAAATAATAGATAGCCAACCCTTGTTGACAGCCAAGACAGGGTTCCCTTCCTCTATCGCGCATGGGCAGAGCGCGTAGGCGTTACAGTGTCTGCCACCACATTCTAGACAACAAAAAAAGGACTCGTATGAGTCCTTTTCTTTAACATTTATTTGTTATTTTACGAATGTTGTACGAAGTGAAATTTGAGTATCTGTTATTGTGAATTTCATTGAATGGATCTTGTTGTTTTTTGCTGCATCAACTAAATTCTTCTCTAGTTGGATCGTTTCGCCAAAGTCATCACCACCAAATGCGTCACGGGTATTATCATAGCAATCTTCATTTTTCTCAGGATTGAATCGATTAGCAAGATAAACAACGGTATTCTTGTTAGAGACTTTATCCCAAGACATTATATATGCACCATCATCTTTTACTAGTATGATTTTGCCATCATTCTGTGCAACGACTTTATTCAATTGTGAATTGCGTATAGTTACTTGCATGGTGTTTCTCCGTTGGGTTTATCTATTAAGTTGAGGTAATTATAGTGGAATAAGAACTCATTGTCAATACTAAATAAAATTTATTATGATGGTAGTTTATAGCATAAGTGGGCATAATAAGTACAACCTTGCTAAATACTTACAGTTAGAAATATAAACTATTCGACAAGGAGAATACTATATGCCACAATTAACATCACCAGGAGTAGCGGTTAGCATTGTAAATGAAAGTGCTTATGCGTCACCAGGTACAGGTACGATTCCTTTAATTGTACTTGCAACACAAACAGATAAATCAGACCCAACAGGAACATACTCGGACGGCATCGCAGCATACACTAAAAAAACAAAAGCAGGACAGGTTGTGCCTATTACTAGTCAGAGAGAATTGACTCAATTTTTTGGAGACGCCTACTTCTCAGAAGTAGAAGCGGCAGAGACCAGTGAGTACGGCCTATTGGCAACATACAGCTATCTTGGTCAAGGATCACAAGCATATGTAGTAAGAGCAGACATCGATCTAGGTCAATTGGAACCATCTAAAGTGGCACCAACAGGCCCAGTGGCTGGCGGTTCATTTTGGTTAGATACAGATGCCAGTAAGTTTGGTATTCATTCTTTTAATGGTTCAGTGTGGGTTAACAGAGACCCAATCGTTGAAGTAGACATGCAAGCATCAGCAGGAGAAGTAGCAGGAACATATACACCAACTGCGGCAGTAGTTACTGGTGGATATTTGGTTGCAGTGCTTTCTGATGGATCATCCGTTGCTGTGTTGTATTTCGAAGAAGTCGCCAGTGCATGGGCACCATTAGTAACATTAGACACGACATTTGCAGCACACTATGACGCGCCTGTTTCACCAACAACTGCCGATACTTGGGTAAAACTAACATCAGCAGGAAATGGTATTGATCTTGCATTGTATAGCGCAGATGCAGCTGGCGAATTTGGAATTGTTTCGATGCAAGGATTTTCTGTTGATGCAGGAACTACTTACTTGCCACAGAATGGCACTAGCTTAACTGCGATCGCCACATTGACTGACGCAGATTCACAAATGATTGTCGATTCATCAGCAAAATTGGTAGCGTTAAAGACTACAATTTCAGCCGCAGCAGCAGATATTACTACGTTGTTTGCACAAGATGAAGAACCAGTTGGCTTACCAACAGATGGAACTTTATGGTTCAATGATGACCGTACTTCTATTGACGTGTTGGTGAGAGCATCAACTGGTTGGGAAAGAAAAGCAAATGCCGAGATATTTTATAGCACTGAAGAACCAGTAGCAGGCATGGCACTTGGTGACGTGTGGATCGATACAAGTGCAGCAGCAAGAATGCGTCCTATGTTGTATCAATATAATGGTTCTGCTTGGTTGTCTCACGACAATACTGATCAGACTACACAAGACGGAGTATTATTTGATGATTTTACATTCCAGACACGCACAGCGTTGCCTACTGGATTAATCACTCCTATCACTGATGCCCCAAATTATCTTCTATACCCAGAAGGAATGTTAGCAATCAATATGTCACTCAGTGGAAACACTGTTCGTTCATATGATGCAACATTGGCAGAGTGGGTGAATGCAGCAGCTCCACAAGCTGATGGATCTGGTAGTTTTGGTCGTTACGCTCAACGCAAAGTCATTGCAACTGCTATGCAAGCAGCAGTGTCTGGCAATGAAGATTTGCGCGATCCAATGCGGAACTTCACATTGCTAGTAGCACCTAACTTCCCAGAACTGACTGATGAACTGATTACACTAAATGCAGATCGTGGTGAAACTGGTTTCATTATCATTGATACTCCGATGCGCAAGACTCCTACTGAAGCGGTTGCTTGGGTTCAGGGTGTTGGTGCTACAGAGAATGGTGACGACGGTTTAGTATCCAAAAATACATATAGTGCGGTTTACTATCCAGCGGCACGCGGAACATCACCATCTGGTGTAACTGTTACTGTACCTGCATCACATGCAGTATTGTACACTTATGCGTATAATGATAATGTTGCGTATCCTTGGTTTGCACCAGCGGGTCTGACACGTGGTCCAGTACAAAATGCGGGCGCTGTTGGTTATGTTACACTTGAAGAAGAATTCAAGGCAGTG